TAACCCCCGGAGGGCGCCAACCCGCGTTACACGCGTTACGACACCCGTTACAGTCGGATGCGCTCCGCGTTACACTGTAGCGGATGGAGCCGAACCCGAAAGCCGTACTGTCGTGGATGTCTGAGGTTCCCGGCCGCACACCATCCGACGCGGTCGCGCGGTTCTGGCCCACGGCGCACGAGTCCGAGCTAACCCGACTCTCCACCCGTGTCCGGCAGTGGGTCTTCCGCGCGCGCCGGGAGGGTGGCCACGAGCCTGCACCACCCCCCGCAGAGCCCACCCTCGGGCGCCGTTCGGGCCGTCCGCGGGTCCACGAGCCCGCGGAGGTGGTTCCGCCCACCCCTGCGCAGGCCCTCGGCGCCGTCGAGCGCCCTGCGGCCCGCCTCGAGGTCACGGGCTGGACCCGCCTGCAGTACCTCGAGTGGGACCTCGTGGAGTGCGTGCGTGACCTGGACCACGCGCGCGCGACGGGGCAGATCAAGCTCGCGATTGACGCCGGCCGGCGAGCCTCCGACGTCCGGGCGGCGCTCGACCAGGCCCGCGGCGAAGCCGGCCGCGCGGTTAAGCTCGACCGCAACCCCGCGGCCGTGGCTGCGGAGATGGCCCGACGGCAGCAGCAGCTTGCGCAGCTGGCCGCCGCCCCGGGCGCCACGAAGGATCGGGACCTGTGAGGCACACCGACGAGCTCGCCTGGATGGCCCACCACCTACGCGCCGCAGCCGAGCGGGCGCGCGGCTCGTGGGCTGACGCGCCGACGCCGCCCGCGCCCCCGTGCTGGTGTGGCGTGGTGCACTGCGTCCCGCTCGACCACCGCAGGATGGAGGTGCTCGGCGAGAAGTGGACCGGGCGCGGGTGGGCCGAGTACGGCACGAACCCCGCCTACTCGTGGGTGCTTCGCGCCGGGGTGGATGCGTTCGAGCGGGCGCTGCGCGCTGAGGCGCCTGCGTTGTGGGCCGCGGTCGAGTCGGATGCCCTCGTGGCCCGCGCGGCGCTGCGGTGAGCGACCTCGACGAACTCGTCGCAGCCCAGGCCGATGACCTCGAGTGGCTGGCACAGGTCGAGGCGCAGTACCCGCTGGCGCTGGCGTCCCTGTGGACGGCCCCGGCGGCGCGGTGGGACCAGCGGCGGTCGGTGCTCGCGGCGATGACCGCCCCCGTCGTCTCGCTCGTGCTGGGCGGGGAGCGCGCGGGGAAGTCGCGCGGGCTGCAGCAGCTCACCACGGCGATGGCACTGGGTGGCGACCACCCCGCCGTCCGGGCCTGGCTCGCGGCGAACGACCTCCCGACCCACCTGATCCCCGACGGTCCCGGGCGCGTGTACGCAGTGGCACTCACCTCGACAGCGTCGCTCCGGTACCACCGGAACATCTTCGACCAGCTCCTCGGCACCGGGAAGACCTGGTACAACCGGAACGGGAAGGGCGAGGCGTGGCTCCAGATCGACGTTCCCGGGCACAGCAGGGCGGGGGAGATCTGGTTCAAGAGCGTTGACCAGGGCCCGGACGCGATGCAGGGCGACTCGATCCGGTGGGCGTGGATCGACGAGGAGCCGAAGGGCGAGCAGGGCCAGCTGGTGTACGCCCAGTTGAAGGCCCGCGTGATGGACCAGCGGGGCCGCGTCGGGATCTCGATGGTGCCGATGTCCGGGTACACGTGGGTGTACGACGAGCTCGTGGTGAAGCGGAAGGACTCGCCGACCATCGTGGAGCTCGACGCCCTCGACAACCCCTTCCTCCCCCGCGACCGTGCCGAGGCGCACTACGGCGCGATGGACAAGGATGAAGCCGAGATGCGGCGGTATGGCCGCTTCGTCTCCCGGATGGGCGCCGTGTACCCCACCTGGGACCCGACCGGGTCGGACCGGTACGGGATGGGTCACGTGTGCGACCCGTTCCCTGTGCCTCCCGACGCGCCGATCTTCCGCGCCGCGGACTTCGGCCTCGCCGACCCCACCGTCATGCTGTGGGCCTTCGTCGACGACGACGGCACCATCTACGTGTTCCGCGAGTACTACCAGCCCGACGGCATCTCGTACCGCTGGCACGCGGAGCAGTGCGCCCACCTCGAGGGGCGGCGCGTCGTCGACGGCGAGTGGAGCGGCGGGGAGCCCGTAGAGGCCGGGTGGGGCGACCACCTGCCCGACGCGCTGCAGGCGTTCGCCGCGGTGGGCCTGCAGATGGGCCACGCGGAGAACGGCAAGAAGGACGTCAACGGCGGCGTCGACCGGGTGCGCGACCGCCTCCGCCTGCGCTCCGACCACCGGCCGCGGCTGAAGGTGTTCTCGAGCTGCGTGAACACCATCCGCGAGATGAGCGGCTACGTGCTCGACCCGCAACGCCGCGACGAGCAGCCCCGCAAGCTGCACGACCACACCTGCGACACGCTGCGCTACCTCGTCGGCGGAATCGACGACTACTTCGCCGTCGGGATCGCCGCTGGGGCCTGAGGGATCCGCAGCGCCGCGCGGGTGATCTGCGCCGCCCGGCCTGCCGTCAGGGGCTCGCCGCTCTCCGCAGCCTGGCGCGCGGCCTCGAGGAGCACGGGCGCGATGGCCAGCGCCGACCCCACCGGGTCCGGGTCACCGGCGAGCTCGAGCGCACCCGCCAGCCGCCACTGCTCCTGGTTGTCGTCGGCCTCCCCGGTCGCGACCCGACCCACTGCGGCCGTGTACCAGGCCGAGAGCGCCGCCGACTGCCGAGAGGGCTGGTCGTCGACCTCCGGCTTCGGGCGGCTCGACTCCCTCGACGACGGCGGCACGCCCACCGGGGCGTCGCGGAAGCCCTCGTACGAGGCCGCTGCCCTCGGGTCGGCGCCCATCACGGTGACCCAGAACCCGGCGCGCGCCTGGCGCTGGTCGTAGCTGGTCTGGAGCGCCTCCACGGCGGACGTGTCGAAGCGCACCTCGTCGGAGGCCGACCCGCCGACCTGCTGCGCGATCACGGTCAGGGCCTCGGCGATGAGCGCCAGATCCGAGACGACGAGCGAGCCCCAGTAGTCGCGCATCTCCGCCTTGGCGACGGCGAAGTTCGCCTGCGGGATGCCGGCCCGGGTGGGCGGCACGCGGAGCACCGAGAGGGTCTCGTCCCGGACGGCGGTGTCGAGCCCGCTGAAGTCGACATCCTTCGCCGTCCACGAGGTCGACGAGACGGTGGGGCCGCCCGACAGGGCGAGCACGCCGACCCCCGAGGCCATGGCCGCCAGGTACTGCTCGACGACCTCTTTGAGCGCCCGCGGTCCGACGGTCTGCGCGGACGGGTACGTGATGATCACGTCGGGACGGCCCTTCCCCGCCTGCGCCGCGGCGAAGGCGCGCGACTTCTGCACGGTCAGAAGGCCATCCTTCAGCGTGCGGATCGCGCTCTCCCCGTACAGCGCCGACAGCCCGTCCGACCACGAGACGTCGTGGATGTGTTGCACCTCGAGGGGCGAGAGCCGGACCTCGCCGCCGTAGATCCACCGCACGATCACGCCGCCGCGCACCTCGGCGCGCATCTGTTCGGGGTGCAGGCGGTGGAGTTCCCACTCGTTGATCCCGACCGAGCGCAGCCACAGGTACGCGTTCCCGGTGAGGGAGAGGTCGGCCTCGAGCTGGCGCAGGAGCAGCGTGCGCGTCACCCCCGGCGACGGACGCTTGAGGAGCCGCAGGAACGGGTGGCCGGGCACCTGCTCGACTCCGTCGGGGCCTTGCACCACCACGATCGGAAGCCCCCCGACGTCGTCGCACCGCGCACGGATGCAGGCGCGGACCCACGGGAACGCGGCCATCGCCGACAGCGCGCCGAGCTGCGAGAAGCCCGGCTGCACCGGGTACCCGGCGTACCCCGCTGAGGCGGTGATCTCGATCGGTGCGAGCAGCTGGCGCACCCACCCTCCGACCGTGTCGCGCGCACGGGCGAGGAGTCCGGGGCGCAGCGCGAGGGACGTGGACGACGGGTCGGCAGGTGGCATGCATGCGATTGTATCGCGTCGTGATGACAGATTCGACACAGTCGTGATAGCGTCTCTGTCATGGGTGCAGATCTCGACCTCGACGACCTCGACGGGCTGGCCTTCGCCGGCCGCAACGGCGCGCACCACACCTGGCGTGCCGAGGGCAGCGCTGCGGACGGTGCCACCGTTGACGAGGGTTCGGCGCGCTTCATCCTGTACGGAGGCGGCGAGGTCCGCTACAACCCCCAGTGGGAAGCCGGCGGCGACGTGATCGCCACCCGCGAGTTCCGACTGGCGCCGTTCCGTCGGAACCCAGTGGTCCTCGCCGATCACGACCCGCTGCGGGTGATCGGCGTCGGCACCGCGAAGATCGTGCAGGATGGAGACACCGCCCGCCTCGAGGGCGCGGTCCAGTGGGACCTGCACGAGAGCAACCCCACCGCCATCCTCATCGCTGGCCAGCACGCGCGCGGCGTGCGCAAGGCCGTGTCGATCGGCTTCATGCCGGGCAAGGGCAGCGTGGCGCGCACGAAGCTCCCCGAGGGCGACCGCTGGCGGCTCGATCCCGACACCGTGCCCGAGTGGCGCGCAGGCCAGTACTACCGCCACCCTGAGCTGTACGAGTGGAGCTCGGTGGCCGTGCCCCGCGACCCCACCGCGCTGCAGCTGCAGTCGTGGGCGCTCGCCTCCGAGGACCCGCAGGAGCAGATCCGCCGCGCCGTGCGCGAGGTGCTCGCCTCCTCGGCCGCCGAGGTGGTGCTCGACGCCGTGCGCCACGACCCGGCGATCCGCCAGTCCATCCAGGCCGCAGCACTGCTCGCGGCGCCACCGCCCACCATCACCCCGCCTTCCCCGCTCGATGCGTGGTGGGCCACTCGGAGCGCATGATGTCGATCACGACCCCGGACGAGGTCGTCAAGACCCTGTCCTCCCTGCAGGACCACGTCAAGACCCTCGTTCCCGGCGAGAAGTTCTCGCGGCTGGACGAGGCCGTCTCGACCCTCACCGGTCAGCTGCGCGACCTGCGCCGCCAGTCGATCGAGGCCGCGCACGCCGCGCCGACCGGCTCCGACGCCGACGCCCAGCAGCGGTACACCGTGCGCGCCGAGAGCGTGCGCGCGCAGGCCGTCGATCCGAGCCTCCGGCAGGGCCCCGTGTCCTACGCCGCCCCCGAGGCCGCGCGCCCCGGCCGCGAGTACGCCGCCTCGAAGACCTCCGAGCGGGCCGTCCGGCTCCTCACCGAGCACGACGAGATGGGCCGCGCCCAGCCCGGCCTGCTCGACGACGTCGCGCCCGTCACCGAGTGGCAGGCCGAGCTCCAGCACATCGTGACCGTGCGCGGCCTCGCCAAGATGGCCCGGTCCCGCGGCACGACCAGCGGCGGCACCAGCTTCGGCACGACCCCCGCGATCGACGCCGCCCTCCGGCGCCACCTGGACCGCGGCCCCGCGTGGGTCCGCCAGGCGTTCGCCGACAACGCCACCGAGGGCGCGGAGATGATCCCCGACGTCACCCTCCCCGAGCTCTACCGCAAGCTCGAGGCGGCCCGGTCGGTGACCAACCTCTTCGAGACGATGCAGATGCCCACGGGCGGGTCGACGATCAACCCGTTCTTGGTGACCGGGTGCCAGCCCTTCCTGGTCGGGCAGCCCGTCGCCGGCGACCTGGACCCCGCGATGATCCAGCGTTCGCAGCCCGTGACCTCCAGCGTCAACGCGGCGCCGAAGACCTGGGGCGTGACCCTCCCCGCGAACCGGGACGCCTCCGAGGACTCGATCATCGAGTACGCCGGGATGGCGCTGATGCTCCTGGCCGAAGCCATCCGCGACGGCAAGGAAGACGCGTGGATCAACGCCGACACGAACGGCGGTGATACCGGCCTCGCCGGCTGGAACCCGCGCAGCCGCTGGTCCACCCTCGGTCACGCCAACGACCACCGGAAGACCGCGATCGGCCTGCGCCACCACTCGTTCGACGTGTCGTCCAGCTCCGCCCTCGGCACCCAGACGGCCGCGGGCATCATGGCCGAGTTCATCAACCTCGACTCCCCGCACATGCTCGGCGAGCTGGCGATCATCACCTCGCCGGAGTTCTACATCGCGAAGCTCCTGCAGGACACCAACCTCCTCACCGTGGACAAGATCGGCGCCCTCGCGACCCTGCTCACCGGCCAGGTCGGCAGCATCGCCGGGCACCCCCTGGTGATCTCCGAGTTCGTGGACAAGCAGTACAACACCAGCGGCATCTACGACGACTCGACGAAGACGAAGACCGGCGTCCTCATCGTGAACCGCAGCCGCTGGAAGAACGCGGTCCGCCGCGGCCCGCGCGTCGAGGTCGAGGTCGTCGCCCGCCAGCACGTCACGTACACCACCCTGACCGAGCGGTGGACCCCGCGCCACATCGGCCAGTCGACCGAGAAATCGGTCGCGTGGTGCTACAACGCCGACATTTCCTGATCTCACCCCTTCCGGAGCGCACACCATGCTTTCCCTCCTCGCGGCCATGGCCGCCCTGCTCACCACCGAGGCCGCCGCACAGCAGGCCGCCTCGCTGTGTGTCGACTTCACCTACGCCGCCAACACCGACGACGAGCGCTACATCCCGATGCCCTTCACGGGCTCGTACGAAGTGACCGGGATCATGTTCGCTCCCGCGACCGCCGTGGCGGTCAACGCGAGCAACGTGAACGCCTTCACCGTCGCGATGAACGCGGGCACGGCGTCCACCTCGTGGACCACGCTGGCGTCGCACACCACCGACTCCGATCTCACCAGCTCGGCCTACGTGATCGGCACCGTGATCGACCTCACGGTGACGAAGCCCGCGACCGTCAGCCGTGGCTACCAGTTCCGGGTCGAGAACACCAACGGCGGCACCGGCGCTGCCTTCGACGGCGCGGTGTGCATCGCGCTCCGCAAGGTGGGCTAAGATGGCCGACGAGAAGCCGAAGCCCGGCAAGTTCGACACCATCGAGAAGGGGAGCCAGGACATGTGGCCCGCCCTCCGCACCCCTCCCGCGAAGCTCGCCGCCGAGATCCTGGCCGGCAAGCACGACGGGTGCCTCTCCGAGCTCGGCGAGCTCGCGGCGGTGCACCTGCACTCGGACCAGGTTCTCGAGGCCGTCCGCGCCCGCAAGGGCTGATCCCTGACAGACGGAGAGCAGCTTGCCGATCATCACCCCAGCGCAGGTCCGTGACCACTACCAGGCGCTGCAGGGTGGTGGCGACGACGTGCTGCTCTCCGCGATGATCGCCCGCGCTGACGGGCTGGTGGCCGCGTACTGCGGCTTCCCTGAGAACGACGCCGGCATCCACACGCTCGAGGACAGCACCTACACGCTGTACCTCGAGGCCGCCCCCGAGGAGCCGCGCGCGCTCCGGCTCCCGCTGCGCCCGGTGGTCTCCGTCACGTCCGCGAACGTGGACCCGACCTGGGGGCACGCGTCGAGCACGGCCCTGGTCTCCGGCGACTACGCGGTCTCCGTCCGCGACGGCACCCTCTACGCGACCCCCACGGGTTCGCTGCAGGCGTGGTCGACCGCCTACCGGGCGAACAAGGTGGTGGTGGTCGCCGGCTTCACGACCTGCCCTCCCGCCCTCGTGGCCATCCTCGCGACCGCTGTGCGTGACCTGCTCGCCCAGGGCCGGGCCGGGGACAAGACCGGCGGCACCTCGTCGAGCGGCCAGAGCTTCACCCGCTCGCACCCCGCACACCTGCTCTCCGACTCCGTGCGCGCTGCGCTGGACGGCGCCTACGTCGTCTGGCGCCACCGGGTGGGCTGATGGCCGCGCCGCGCCTCGACGACGTCATCGTCAGCATCCGCAACGCCCTGGCCGACGACCACGGCGGGGGCCTCGACCTGTCGGGCCCTGGTCGCGTGCTGCGCGGTCGGTACACGTCCCCGCCCGCCGCCGCCCTCCCCTGTGCCGCCATCTCCGGCACCACGAACCGCACCCAGCGCGGAGCCGTGATGACCCGGTGGACGACCACCTGCGCGCTGGCGATCGACGTGTGGGCCGCCTCCCCCGAGCTGTCCGCGGAGTCGCGCGTGGTCTGCGCGGAGTCGGTGTGCGACGCGGTCACGTTCGCGCTGCAGACGGCGGCGGACACGACCGGCAACACCCTGCACGGTCTCCCCGACCTGCTGATCACCACGGATGTGGTGTCCGACCTCGACGAAGGCGACGGGCACGCCCACGTCCGTGCTACGGTGGGGTGGACTCTGCACAGAGCAACGCGGGGGCTGTCGCGGTGAGCTGGTACGACGACAACTTCAAGCGCCGCGCCGCGATCTCCGTGCCGAACAGCGCGGGGGCTGCGTCGGGCGACATCGACATCACGATCCCGCCCGACTGGGACGAGTTCTGGGACATCATCGACTCCGCGGGCGAGGAGCTCCGGATCACCCAGGCCGACGGCCGCACGCTCGTGAGCTACGACGTCGACAAGCCCGGCGGCGGCGCGTTCTCCGTCGGCGCTCGCACGGGGCGGCTCCGCATCGACGGCGGGACCCTGAAGAACACCGCGAATGCGTGCTGCCTGTTCTGGGTGTACTTCGACACGGACACCACCGCGGGTGCTGGTGACGTCGCCGTCACGATGGCGAGCATCCTCGACGGATACATCGAGCTGGGCCGACCCGCCGATCGGCGGATCGTGCTGCAGAAACAGCCGCCCGGCCTCACCCGGCCGCAGAGCCTGGAGAGCAAGGAGAGCACCGCCACCATCCATTACTGGTTGGACGCGGCCCAGGTGCTCGAGCTCTACCGCCGCCCGTCCTCGGGGCACCTCCAGTACGAGGAGGTCGCCGGCGTGCTCGTCGTCGTGAAGGACGACGCAGGGGCCGACGCCGACACGCTCGAGGTCCACGCCGACACCCGCTTCGTCGAGGTCATCCGCGGGCGGGAGCGCCGGATGTGGATCCGGATCTCCGTCACCGGCGGCACGGATGGCAGCCGCTACACCGTCGGCGTGGTCGTGTACACCTCGACCCCGGCCGACTCCACGAACCAGACGATCACGCACCGCTTTGGGCTGGCCGTCGTCGACGCACTCGAGCCCGCGGGCTGACAGGGGAGGATCACCATGATCGGAGCAGGAGCGGTCTGCGGCCTGGCGACCGAAGGCACCTACGGCACCTACGAGGCCTCCACCGTGTGGCTGGCGATCGTCTCGTCGTCCCTCGGCGGCGGCCCGAAGCTCGAGCAGCCCGGCACGCTGCTGCCCGCCGCGGCCGCCGTGTCGCACCGCACCCGGCGCGGAGCCATCAAGGTGGCGGAGGAGTACGGTGGCGACATCGAGTTCATCCCGACGTTCGGCCAGAAGGGCACCAGCGTCATGCTGCGCCACATGTTCTGGAACGCGCCGGCCGAGTCGGGCGCGGGCCCGTACACCTACACCTACACGGTCGGCTACTCGATCCCCGGCCTGTCGGTGCAGCAGATCGACGGCACCGACCCCACCGACACGGACGTCGCCCGCCGCTTCGACGGCTGCGTCGTCTCCTCGTGGGAGTTCATGGTGTCGGCGGGCGGGTTCGCACGGATCAAGTGCTCGCTCATCGCCCAGGGCGCCACCGACCCGCAGGCCCTCGCCGGAACGATCGCGGTCACCGACGGCGAGGAGGTCATCGCCGCAGCCGCCACCACGTTCACCTGGAACAGTGCCACCCTGGCCGCGGTGGACTTCTCCATCAAGTGCGACCACAGCGCCGTCCGCACGCCGTACATCGGCGGGTACGCGACGGCCAAGCCCGTCCCCGATGGGTTCGCCGCGATCACGATGAGCGCGAAGGTCTACGTCGCGAACGGCGACCTGCTGGACGCGTACAAGGCCGGCACGCAGTCGGACCTGGTGATCGCCTTCACCGGCACCGGCAACAACTCGCTGACCATCACCGGCGAGCTGGCGAAGCTCACCAGCTGCACCCGCGCGGTCGACACCGCCGGGATCCTCTACTACCAGTGCGAATGGGTCTGTCTCGGATCGGCCACGAAGACCGGCGTCAAGGCCGTCCTCATCAACGACAACAACGACTGGGAGTGACGATGACGCTGGCCTCCGAATGGGTCCGGGAGATCGTGTGCTATGTCGCCGTCGGTGACATGTGCTGGCGCGTCCGCCGGGTCAACTCCGCGCAGCTGTCGGCGCAGGGCTACGACCACCTCGAGGGCTCCGAGGCCTACAAGGCCGTGCAGGCGGACATCGCCCGCGAACGCCGCGAGTACCTGGCCACCCTCAACCAGTCCGACCCCACCGCGAAGGCCGAGGCTGTCGCCCAGGTCGCCGTGGCGGAGCGATCCCGCACGCTGCGCCGGCTCGAGGCGCTGGAGTCGACCCCCGAGGGGAAGCGCGCCCTGCTCGCGCGGTGTGACGCGTACCTCTGCGCCTCCGTCGACGCCGCCGGGCGGCTGGCGCAGCGGGTCACCGAGCCGCAGATCTTCGACGCCGCGCCCGCGATCCTCGGCGAGTGGGAGCCGTGGCAGTGGGTGGCAGCCACCGAGAACGACGCGCCCGACGCCGGCAAGGTCTCCGTGGGGCTGCTGGGCGAGGTCGATCGCGAGCTGATCGGGCTGGCCATCCAGAGCACGCAGGGGGGCCTGACGCGGCGTCGCGTGACGACCTTTCGTCCGGGACCCGGAGCGCCTTCGGCTCCTGCACCGGCTGGCGGTGGTCTACCACACGGACCCCGGGACGGTGGCGCAGTGGGCACCGGAGCGGATGGCGCTGGGGATCGCGTGCCTGGAGCTCCGGGCGAGTGAGCGGAGGGACGAAGTGAAGAACGCGACGCAGGCGTCCGTGATCGTGGCGGACTGGTAGGGGGAAGGGTGAAAATCACCGCGCGGATCGAGGGCTTCGACGAGAAGGTGCGGCGGATCAACGCCGGCGCCGTCCGTGCTGTCGAGGCCCCGCTGCGCGACCGGGCGGAGAAGATCGTCCGCGAGGCGCGCGACCGCTGGCCGGTGGACTCCGGCCGCTCGCGCGACGGCATCGAGACCCAGGTCTACGCCACGCCCTCCGGCCTCGTGCTCGAGTTCACGGGCCGCGCCGGGTACACCACCCGCGTCCGTGACCGGGGCGAGCCGATCGGCACCTCCTGGCGCCGCCTGGTGCAGGGCCCGGCCCTGTCGATGGGTCGCGCCGCAGCGCCCGAGATCGTGGCCGCGCTCGCTGCGCACGTGGAGGCCGCGTGAGCGACGCCGTCATCAAGATCGGGGGCGACCTCTCCGACCTCAAGCACGAGTTCGCGCTCGCGACCCAGTTCGCGAACCAGCGCGTGAAGGAGATGGCGCAGGAGGCGAAGCGCCACACCTCCGCCGCGACCACGGCCGCGTCCTCGTCCTTCGCCTCGATGCGCGGCGTCGCCGAGCGGTCGGCCTCGATCATGGGCGGGGCCTTCGGGGACTTGGGCGACATCGTCTTCGACCTCGGCGAGCGGGCGACCTCGGCCGGCGGCGCCATCGGCGGGATCGGCGTCACCGCCGGGGCCGCGGTCGTCGGGGTGGCCGCGCTTGGGTACGCCGCGTTCCAGCTCGCGGGCTACGCCGACGAGGCGGCGAAGCGGCTGGAAGAGGCCGGGCTTGCGGCCATGATCCCGAAGGACGCGCAGGACTCCCTCGACCGGTACCGCGACGGCACCAAGGCACTCCGCGACGAGGCCGACCTGCTGACGGTGTCGCTGTCCGGCGACCTGCTCGACGCGGTTGGCGACCTGTCCTTCGCCCTCACCGGCGCGCTGGACAAGCTCGGGAAGCTGAAGGACGCGGCGAGCGAGAAGATCGGCGACACCGGCGGCGGCTCCACCTTCCGCCGCGTGCTGCTCGCGGTCGGCACCGGCCTCGGCTCCGAGGTGGCGGGGCTGGTGTCCGGCGCCATCGAGACCCAGATCGCGGACGGGGAGAAGCTCAACGAGATCCGGACCACCGAGGCGCAGCTGGTGAAGGACGGCACCGCGTACGCAGAGCGCGAGGCATCGGCCCGCGAGGCGGTGAACCAGACGATCACCGACGGGCTGGAAGAGACGCGGAAGCTGAACGACGAGCGGCGCAAGCAGGCCGAGGCCGATCGAGCGGCCGAGAAGGCGCAGCGCGAAGCTGCCGCGCAGTTCATCGCGGACCTGAGGGCGCAGGGCAAGGAGTGGAAGGCGCTCGGCGAGGCGATCGGCGAGGCCGCCGAGCAGCGGAAGATCTGGGACGATGCGATGGCCGGGGTTGCCGATCTCGGCCCCGCTGCGGCCCCGCTCGCCAACATGGACTTCTCCGGCGCCGCGGGGGCTATCAGCGGCGGAGCGGGCGGGATCGTCGGCGGCGCGCTGAAGGGCATCTCTGCGGCCGGCGGGGACGGCGTGATGGTCGCCCTCGCGACCACCGGCCCGGTCGGAGCCGCGATCGCCACGCTGGTCTCCCTGCCCGGGATCTTCGACGGGCTGCTGGACACCGTGAGCGATCTCGTCGGCACGTTCACCGAGCTCCCCAGCGAGATCGGGCGGACGCTGACCGAGACGATCCCCGGCATCCTTGGCGGCCTGGGTGACCTCGTGACCTCGATCGTCGGGGCCGCGCTCGACCTTCCCGGGATCCTGATGGACGCCGTCCCCGAGCTCGTGTCGTCGATCGTGCAGCTCGTGCCGAACCTGATCGGCGACCTCGTGACGATGTTCGCGGAGAAGCTGCCGCAGATGTTCGTCCAGGCCATCGAGTTCCTGCTCTCCGGCGGGCTCTACGGGGCGATCGCCCGCGGCGTGTGGGACGGGCTCAACGAGGTCTTCAACGACTTCCCGCAGAAGATCGCCGACAAGCTCGGCGAGATGCTCTCCAAGGTGCTAAACCCCTTCAAGGACAAAGAGGGCGATTTCCTCGGGACCAACCTCACCGCGGAGGGCGGCCGACGCATCGCCGGGTGGGACCTGCCGAGCTTCGACCGCGGCACCAGCGAGATCACCCGCACCGGCATCGCACGCGTCCACCGGGGCGAGGAGATCCGGCGCAAGGGCGAGGGCCCGAGCCGCGGCGCCGCCCCCGTGATCAACGTCTACGGCCCCGACACCCGCGAGATCGTGCGCCAGATCCGCGAGCTCCTCGGCGGCGACCACGGGGCCGGGTACGGTCTCGGGGACGCGCTCCCGTGACGGCGCACCTCTACTGGTACCCCGAGGATGACGGGCTCGTGCGCTCCATCGACCTCGGGCTCGGGTGGCGCGAGTTGATCACCGGCGACGGCGCCGATCTCGTCGCGGCCCGCAGCGCAGATGGTCAGCGGATCGTGACCACGTTCACCTCCATGCGGCAGGTCAAGGCGCTCGTGGAGTACGTCACCGACGCCGCGGTGGTGCGCGAGCTCTACGCCATCGCCAACCACCTGCGCCGCAACGGGGTGATCGGGCTCGCCGAGGAGGACGGCGCCACCTGGGGCGGCTTCGCCCGCGAGGCCCCGGAGCAGGGCGAGACCGTGATCAAGATCGAGGACAACTTGTGGGAGGGCTGGTCGACGGCCGACCTCGCGGTAGGCGACACGGTCGTCATCCAGGGCGCGAGTCCGGGAGGGAAGTGGGAGGAAGCCGTGCTGTCGGCGATCAACGCCTCCAGGCGGAAGATCACCCTGTCCAGCGGCCTGCGCTTCGACTACTCCACGGAGCCATACGTCCTGGTGCGTGACAGCCGGTTCTGGCCGTTCCTTCGCCTGAAGGACGGAGCGATGGGGACGCCGCCGATCCGCACCGACCACCGCATCACCTGGGCACTGGACCTCGACCTCGAGGAGCCACCGTCTCGGATCGCGCGGGCGGCCGAGAGGGGGACGCGGTTCCGTGGGACGTCCGGCGACCCGCTCGGGGAGGAGAGCTACGGCGCCGACCTGGACGGAGGCGAGGCCGTCGCCGGGCCTTCCACCTCCGTGAGGTGGTAGGTGTGGTCGGACGCCTTCCTCGACTCGCTACAGGGCGACTTCGCCCCGATCTTCCTGCTTGAGTCGGTGCAAGTCGGCGACTTCTCCGGCGGCCGCGACCTGCGGATCTCGTCGCACTACGTGTCCGGCTACGAAGAGGCGATCGATCCGCCGCGGTGCTCGATCTCCCACGGAGAGCTGCAGGTCCCGTCGTGGACCCGCACCGGGACCGCGGTCACGATCGCATCGACGAAGGACCTCCGCCGCCAGGTGCGGCCCGGGCAGGTAGTGCGGCTGCGGATCGGCTTCCGCTCGTGGTCGCCGGGCGAGTACGAGACGGTGTTTCTCGGAGCCGTCCGCGGGCTCCGGTGGTCCGCCGGCCGGTGGTCGCTGTCGCTGGTGGACCTGGCCTATTCGCTCCAGTCGCGCTTCGTCTCCCAGACCGCCGACCCCCGCCTGTTCGCGTCCCTCGACGAGTCGGCGACCGTGTCGAGCGCCTACACCGCGAGCGACACCACCATCAACGTGGACAGCACCGCGGGCTTCGTCCTGCCCGACTCCGACCCGTTCCTGCTCCTCGTCACCCCTGACGGTGGCGAGGATCCGTTCTTCGTGACGGCGACCGCGAAGACGGGGACCACCTTCACCGGGTGCAGCCCGGGGCAGCTCGGAACCACGGCCGTGTCCTGCGGGACGTCCACCACGATCACCCCCTGCGCCTACACCGAGACGCACCCCTTGAACGCCGTGCGCCGGATCCTCGTGTCGACCGGCACCGCGGGCGCGAACGGCTCGCGCGACGTCCTGCCCGCCTCCTGGGGCTACGGCCTGCCCGCCGAGCTCGTCGACGGCGAGGACATCGTGTCGCACGTGCTGGCGTCCAGCCCCGCGACGGGCGCGAACGACTGGGTCTTCCTCGCGACCGAGCCCGCGGATGACGGGCAGTCGGCGATCGGCGAGTTCCTGCGGCCGGGCGGGTTCTTCTTGGGCGAGCACCAGGGGCGGATCACCGCGCGCGCCGTGATCGACCCTTCGACGGTGACGCCGCCCCACTCGTGGAACCTGCGCGACGGCACGGTCGAGAGCTACGACGCCTGGGACCCGGCCGTGATCGAGTCGCGGACGATTCAGATGGCCATGGCGGGCGGCGGAACCTGGGGGACGTCGGCGACGGAGCAGCTCGACACCCGGCCGTGTCGGGAGAAGCTGGTGATCGATCAGCCCAGCATCTACACGAACGAGACGGCGTGGGGGTCCTCCATCGACGACCGCCTCCGCCCATACCTGCTGCGCCGCGGGGAGCGGCTGACGATGCGCTCCGCGGGCCTGCGCCTGGCGCCCGCCGCGATCGGCGACTGCCTCCGGCTCACCACCGACCAGGTCACGAGCCGCTACGACGTGGAGGGCAACGGCTTCAACGAGCGCAGGACCTTGATCATCGGTGGCGGCCCCGACTGGTTCCGGGGCGAGTGCCGGTTCACCATCCTGTCGACCGTGCCGGGTGCGCTGGTGACCCAGTGAGCCGCGGCCGGGGCTTCCCGCCTCCCGGCGAGCGCGCGGCCCTGCTGCTGTGGACCGGCGGCCGCTACACCTGGGCGGCCCCGCTCCGGGACGGGCTCGTGCCCGTGTCGCAGCTCGACGGCTCGATCCGGTGGGCCGTGCCGGCAGGCGGGGGCGGGGGTGGCAGCGGCACCTTGAACCACGCGCTCCTGACCAGCAACCTGGCATGGACGTCCTCCGGCCACACGGGCACAGCCAACCGGATCGCGGGCTTCGGCGGGGCGGGCGCGGCGGCCCTGTACCAGATCGGCGCCGACCTCCAGGCGTGGGACGCCGACCTCGACGCCCTCGCGGCGCTGGCCTCCACCGGGGTCGCGGTCCGCACGGGATCGGGGACCTGGACGGTGCGCACGATCACCGGCACCGCATCGGAGATCAGCGTCACCGACGGGTCAGGCGTCTCGGGCGCGCCCACAATCGGGATTGCGAGCAACCCGACGATCCCCGGAACCGGCGGCATGGTGCTGCCGATCGGCACGACGGCGCAGCGTGGCACGTCCACCGCGGGCCGGCTCCGAGCGTCCACGACCCTCGGCGTGCTCGAGTACTACAGCGGCACGGGCTGGGAGCAGGTCGCGTCGGAGTCCTACGTCACCACGGTCTCCTCCGCGCTCATCGCCGGAGCTCGCCGGCTTGCTCTCTTCGGGGGTCTCTGATGTCGCTCGGGATCGTGCTCACCACCACCACGCTCCTCCGCGTGACGACGACGACCACCGACGTGCTCCACTACGCCGCCAGCTACGGCGACGACACGGGGACCGCGGTGTCGCTCGACGCCGTCGCCCCGGGCTCGATCTCCTCGGCGACCACGACGACGATCGTGGGCTCGCCGGCGAGCGGGAAGCGCGTGGTCAAGTCGGTCACGCTGCGGAACACGTCGACGACCGCCACCGTCACGACCTCGATCGACCTGTACGACGGCAGCAACGCGCGGCCGCTGTGCCCCTGCCGACTCGGTCCGGGCGAGGCGCTCCAGTACGAGGCCGGCGCCGGCTGGCGTGTGCTGATGGCCAGCGGCGACCCGCGCCCCGGGGCGGGCACCGCGAGGGCTGGCCGCCCCTTCATGGTGCAGAAATCCTGCACAGTCCCCGAAGCCGCCGGGTACTGGTACTCGACCAGTAAGGACGCCGGGACCCCGGGGCCGTGGGCGCCCGGCGCCCCAGGCGTGAACGGCCGCGTCACCGACGGCACCACGACGACGGACGCCGGGTGCATCCCATGGGCGAACGCCACCTCCGGCTACGTCACGAGCCTGGACATCCTGAGCGGGTCCAACTCGATCGCCGGCGGCGCGATGCTGGTGGATGTCGTCTGGGTCAACAGCGGGCTCACGGTCACGACCACCACCGCGCAGGCGATCACGACTCCGACGCTACCGGCGCGCGATGTGAACGGGAGCAGCAACGGCGAGGGCTACGGGATCGCGCTCCTCTTCGTGGCCGCCGCGACGAACGCCGGGGCGATCTCGAACAGCACGGTGAACTACACCGATTCGGACGGGAACGCGCAGGTGGCGACGCTGTCCGCCGTGATCCCGACTGTGATCCCCGCGACGCCGGTCATCGGCACGGTGGTGCCGTTCCTGCAACCTGCGGGCTCTCGCGGCGTGCAGTCCATCCAGTCGATCACCCTCGGGACGAGCCTCGCAACGGGGACGATCTCGCTGCTGATCTATCGAGAGATTGCCGCGGTTCCGTTCAGCGCGGTGAACACCGGCACGCTCGCGATCGGGGGCCAGTCCAACGCGGTCGGGCCGCGATGCTACGACGGGAGCTGCCTGCTGCTGTGGCTCTCGCTGAACGCCGCGACCGCATCGGGTCCGCAGATCCGCGGTGCCATCGTCGAGCGGGTGCAGTAGGAGGCACTCCGCACAGTCGGATAGCCCGACACAGCGGTCACGTGATACAGTCGGGTTGCGATGTCTGTTACCCTCCCGAACTTCACCGCCGAGCGCCATGACGACGTCGTCATCGCCGACACCTGGTATCGGCTGGTGCAGCTGGTCGACGGCGACGGCACCGGCTTCGACCTCACCGACGCCACCGGAACCGGCGAGGTCTACAACGACTCGGGCACGCTCGCCACGATCACGGTGGGCGCTGTCGGGCACGCGTCGTACCTGATCACGGCCGGCTGGCTCGCGCTGTCGATGGCCGCGACCGTCACCGACGACCTCACCCAGCAGCGCGCCCGGTACCGGGTCCGCCTGACGTGGTCCTCCCCCGCGTGGGCGATCACGATCCTCGAGGGCGACCTCGAGATCCGGGCGGTCTGGTGAGCGGGTCGCTGCAGCTCGTGGTCCAGCGGCCCACCGTGCGGGTGGTCGCCGGCGCGATCCCTGTCTACGACGCCGGCCTCGCGTCCCTCGTCACGGTCGACACCGCCGCCGACCTGCTGCCGTACACGACCGGCGCGAACGCGTGGGCGAGCACGTCGCTGACGGCGTTCGCGCGGACGCTCCTCGACGACAGCACCCGGGCCGCGGTCCTCGCCACCCTCGGCGGCGTCGACGTGTCCGTGACGCCCGGCTCCACGACCAGCGACACCACCGGGACGACGGTGGCCACGCTGACGCTGACGACCGGCAAGAGCTACGTTATTACCGGTGTGCTGGTGTGCACCACCGCCCTCGCGAGCACGGCGCTAAACACCCGGGCTCTCGCGGGCGGTGGGCTCACCGCCTCCGCGGTTGCGTTTCACTGGAACGCTGGCCAGACCACGACCTTCGCGGGCGGTTCGACCCGGCTGGACGACTGGACGCCGCTGACCAGCGGGCTCGGGACGACGGAGCGCGCCCTGGTGATCCACGGGCACCTCACCTGCACGGCCTCCGGCACGGTCGAAATCCAGATCCGGAGCGAGGTCAACGGGTCGAGCGTCGCGGTGACGGCCGGTGTGCTTCGCCTCGTGGAGTGTCCGTGAGGTACCTGTACTCGACCACCACCCCGGACGTGTACGGCTGGACCCGCGGCACCGAGCTCCTCGCCGCAGCCGGCGTACCCGTGCACCCTCTGGTGCCTGGCGCGCTCGTGTACGTGACCGAGGATCCGCGCGGCTCGGGGCGGGCTCCCCTCTGGGTGCTCGTCAGCGAGAAGCCCTGGGAGGGCGCGCGAGAGGTCGCCGACGATGCCATCATCGTCGGCAAGCCCCGGCCTCTGCTCGATCGCGACCTCGCCGCGGTTCGGCTCGCGGCCCTGTCCGAGCTCTCCCGGCTCGGCGCCGCGCTCGCGGAGGAGCCCGTCCGCCTGGAGGGGCGCCCGCCGCTCGGGGTGGGCGTCGACAGCCAACGCGATTGGACCAGCCTCCTGACGGCCACGTCGGTCGCGGAGGCGCTGGGCTTCGACCCGTCGGCGGTGGGTGTGTACCCGTTCCCGTTCCCCGCCCGCGACGGGAGCGTGGTCGTGCTCGAGAACGCGACCGCCGCGCGGGTGCTGTACTTCGAGCTGTTCGCCCACGGCGCCGCTCGGCGGAAGCTCCTCGACGCCGCAGCCCAGGCGGTCTACGCCGCCACCACCTCGCAGGGCGTCGCCGATGCCCTCCTCGCGTACAGGGGGAGCCTGTGACCATGCCCCTCTCCGATCGCCAGCGGCAAGCCCTCGCGGATGCTGCCTCGGCGTCGGGCCACCCGTCCGGCTCGGTCACCGTCTCGCTCCATTTGGACGGGCGCCGCATCACCGACATTCTCCGGCGGTGCCCGAAGCTGCTGATGGGGAAGAAGCCATGACCGGAGCCCTGGGGTTCGTCCTCGTCATCTACGCCCTGTCCGCGTCGCTGTACGGCGCCGTCCACTGGCGCGTGATGCGCGCCGCGGCCTCGATCCCGCCGTCCGTGCGGCTGGCGATCGGGATCCGCGAGCGGCTGGTGGTCCCGGCCGGCCTCGTGTCCGCCGCCGGCGCCCTCCTCGCGCTGGCACAGGGCTGCCACCTCGCCCTCGTGGCGCTCGTGGTCGCCGCCGCCCTGTCCGCCCTCCTCGACGGCGCGATCGCCGGAGCCCTCGTGGTCGCCGGTGGCTCGCAAGCCCCCGCGATCGCGCGCACCCACCGCCTCGCCGACGCGGGCTCGAGGGTGGAACAGGGCGCCGCCATCCTGCGCCGGCTCGAGGACGCACGGCGCGGAGCCGAGGCGCGCAACCACCGCCACCACGCGGAGGCGTGACGTGCCCGACCTCCTCCCTCCGTCGGCCGCCGGCAGCGACGGACCACCCACGACGCCGCGCGCCCTCTCCCCCGAGGCGCGCGACGTGCTGATCCTCCAGGCGCTCGAGGAGCTGATCACCAAGGCGGGCGAGCGCAGCTACCTGCGCAGCTTCGCCGAGTCGAAGGTGGGCGACCGAATCCGGATCGACCACCTCGCGTTCCTCGTGGCGTTGGCCTCGATCGCCGCCGGGCTCGGCGTGTCCCTGCCCGACGTGTGGCGCGTCGTCACCGGTGCGCCGTGACCCCGCAGGGCGAGGCCGTGGCGATCGCCGTCGGCGTGTCCTGCTCCCTGGCCCTCGCCTTCGTGGTGGTGGTCGCCATCCTCTCACGCGTGGAGCCGTGATGACCGGAGCCGCCATCCTCGCCCTGGCCCGCTCGCGCATCGGCGAGGCCTACCGCCTCGGGGTGTCCGTCGACCTCGACGACCCCGACTACCACGGCCGCCTCCACGGCACGCCGGCCCCGCTCGACGCCACCACGGACCGTGCGTGGGACTGCGCCGAGCTGGTGTCGTGGGCGGTGTCGATCGTGTGCGACGGGAAGCGCGTCGGGTGCGGGCCCGACGGCGTCGAGCCCTACACCGGCCACTGGGCGCAGGAGATCGCCGTGGACACCGGCCCCGCGTACCGGATCCCCGTGGCGGAGGCGCTGTGGACCCCCGGCGCGATCCTGCTCCGCGCTCCGGCGGCGGGCATCGGCGGGCACATCGGCATCGCCACCGGCACCGGGCGCGGGATCGTCGAGGCGCACTCCACCTCCGTCGGCGTGGTCGAGCGCCAGGACGCCCACCAGCGCCGGTGGTCGGCGGGCGTGTGCGTGCGCGGCGTGCAGTACCTCGCGACCGGGCCCACCCAGGGCTACGCCGCTCCGGCCGGCGTGCTCCGCCAAGGGCAGCGCGGGCTCCTCGTCGAGCGGCTCCAGGTCGCCCTCCGCACCCGCGGCTACGACCCCGGCCCCACCGACGGCGACTACGGGCCGCGAACGGCGCGGGCCGTGCGGGCGTACCAGATCGACCGCGGGCTCGTGCCCGACGGCGAGGCGGGGCCGATCACGCTCGGCGCGCTGGGGGTGTCGTGACCGACGCGCTCCACCAACGCATCGCCGAGCTGCGCACCTTGCCGGCCGGTTGGCTCGACGGCGCAGGGCTGCCGCCGTCGGAGTCGGCGCTGCAGCGCGCCGAGCAGGTGGCGCGTGAAGCCATCGCGCGCGGGTGCCCTGGGTATCCGCACGCCTACCCGACCGAGCGGGGTGGGGTGCAACTGGAGTGGGATGCGGCGACAGGAACCGCGGATGTCGAGTTCGACGCAGGCAGCGTGTGCGCCGTGTTCATGGCGAAGCACGGTCCGGACAGCGACACCGAAGACGAGGCCGGGCTGGTCCCGTGGCTCGTTGCGCGGCTTCGTGACCTCCCGCCCCCGACCCCGGAGTCCACATGCCTCTCCCGTTGATCGCCGTCGTCGGCTACGGCGTCTCCGCCCTCACCGCCGCCTCCATCGCCGCCCTCCGCGCTGGCCGGGCCGTCGTGCCGCGGGTGGCCCGGTTCGAGGGGGTGCCGATGCCCACCGTCGTGCTGCACCCGGACCTCCGCGCGTACCGCGGCGAGCTGCTGCACGCGATCGAGTGGTGGGAGGCTCGCGGGCACGACTGCGCGGTCGTGACCGGCGAGCGCCCCGAGGGCTCCCGCGGCGACGTCCGCGTCATCCCTCCCCCGCCCGGCTGGGTCCGCACCGGCCACCTGGCCACGGCGCAGCTCGACGCCGAGCTGGAGGACGACCCCGACGTCGACGACGCACACGAGGTCGACGCGGTGGACGGCGTGATCCGATCCTCGACGATCGTGCTCGACCCCGAGCGGCTGTCTCGCCCCGGGATCGACGTGGCGCGCGTGATCGCCCACGAGCTCGGGCACGCGGCCTTCGGGTACCTCCACTGCACCGCGAGGCTCGGGAGGAAGCACGCCCACGAGCGAGCGGTGAAGCTCGTCATCCCGAAGGCGGGCCGCCTGATGCACCCGAGGTACAGCGAGGGCGGGTGGGGCGACGAGGGGCTGGTGGTCACCGAGGGGTGAGCGCGCTCCGGGGGTTGCCTCCGGTGCGCACCATGTCGGCGGGCTCGCCCTCGATCGAGTCGAGGATGGCGGCGAGGTCCACGTCGCGCCGGGTGAACGTGATGTCGGCGGGCGCAGCCTTGCTCCGGTGCGCGGACTCCAGCAGCCGGCGGTGAGCCCAGGTCGCCACGTCCTCGGGAGCGGCCGCGACCACGAGCCCGGCGTGCTCCTCGGCGGAGAGGGGCAACTGCAGCACCACCCGGGAGCGGGTGCCGTCCTTCCTGGGGCGACCCGGCCCCGCGCTCGCGAGGCGGACCCCGAGCCGGCGCAGGCGACCCCTGACCGCCGACAGGGACAGGCCCGTGCGGGCGGCGATGTCGGCGGCGGAGAGCCCGGACTCGGCGAGGGCGCGGAGGTCGGGGGCAACCTCCACCGTCGAGCCGGTGGCCGTGGTGGTGACGGTGATCGGCACGGTCACCACCGCTCGAGGAGGTGTGCGTACAGGGGGTGCCACTCGAGCCACGCCTGCGAGGTCGGATCCCAGCGGTAGGCCTCGCGCCACTCGCGGCCCTCTCCGATGCAGTCTCCGCCCGCGGCCCACACCTCCGCCACCTGGGTCCGATCGACCACGCGGTACGCGACCGGGCCCGCGACGAACCCGTTGTCGCCATGCTCGCACACGACGGCGTTGATGGCCGCGGTCCGCCCGTAGGCGCCGCCCGAACCGAAGTAGCTCCAGCCGTAGATGTGGCCGAGGCGGACGACCCCTGCGGCGTTGCGCGCCGACTTCTCGGCCACGCGTCGCGCATGCTCTGCGGCGTAGAACTCGCGCCGACGCTGGTCGCGCTCGGCCTCCTGCCACTGCTGCCCAGCGGCGAAGGCTGCGGCGAAGGCTGCGGCGTGCACGTCCTGCTTCCACCCGGCCCGGCTCGGCCGGGCGCGGGCGACAGCCTCGTCAGCAACGGTGGTTGCGATCTCGTTGATGCTGGTCATGGTGTAGCTCCTGTGGGTTGCTTGGGGTCGATGTCAGGCCAGGGTGAGGCCGGAGAAGTGGCTGCGCGTCCGGACGCCCTGGTCCCAGGCGACCACCAGGAACTCGCCGTCAACCTCGTCGACGGTCCCGGCCTCGTGGTCCTCCTCGGTCTCGCCGCCCTCGACGCGGAGGCCGACGGGGTCGCCCTGGACGTACACGGTGACGCCGTCCACGAGGATGGCGCCCGCGCCGCCGTCCCTCTTGGCGGCCGCGGTGGACTCCGCCCACTCTTCGATGGTGGCGGGACGGATGGCGGCGGCGGTGTTGTAGTCGGTGAGGGTCATGGTGTGGCTCCGCTCGGGGGCTCAACCGCCCTCCGATGGATATATATTCACACGCCGCCGGGAGACCGGCAACCCTCACGCGAAAATATATTCGCGACGCTCACCGACCCACCCTCACCGGGCCGGCGGAGCTGGGCCAGACGTGGGCCAGCTTCGGCCCCGTTGGGCGCTCCCGGGCTGGCCCAGTCTGGGCTACGATCCGCTTCGCAGGCTGATCCTGCACCCGAAGTGTACTCCCAAGGGGAATCGCTCACGTCAGCCTCCCGTGCGGGTCGTCGAGGAGGTTGGGCCAGCGGCTGGGCCATACCAGTTTTGGCAAACTTAGCCACAGGACACGCCGAATGCT